TCAATTTTGAAGTGAACATTCGACGCGATCTTATCCAAACGACAAAAAACTTTGCCCTTACTAGTAGAGAGATGTCAGCCGGCTATATACAGCTGGTTGCCCTCGGACAGCAAGATGCATATCTCACGGGAACGCCCCAGGTCACGTACTTTTCGGGCGTGTACAAGAGGCACACACCTTTTGTTCTTGAAGCGTATGATATCGCTTTTAATGATCAAATTGTGACGTATGGGGGAACATCCATCTGTCGAATACCACCCAAAGGTGATTTGATACGTGGCCTGACACTCAAAGCAATTTTACCGGCACTGTACAACCCCGGGAACGATTGGACGTGGCCAAACCCACCTTCCAATACAAATTATCCAATTATTTGGATTGGTCTTACAAATGGAATAATTACAGGACCCTTGACGGCGAGTTACGGGTTTTCATATTATTCATCGAACGTTGCATCCCTGAATCTCTGGGACATCAATTTCCTTCCGTACCTTTCGTACGTCTCGGGTACAAACTCCTTCCAGTTTTCGAACGTTGCGAATGTTATTGTTCAGCAAAACCAGAGCCCTTCATCGGCTTTTTCAGGCGTGTTTTGGGGGTTTGATCCGGTCAACTACTCGACCCAGGACGCGTACGGGAACCTCGTCTATAGCGCCACCACATCGAACATCGTGACGCCCGATTTCAACCTTCAACAAGCTGGCTGGGTCCAAACACAGGGTATTCCGGTCGATCCCTTGCCGGCCCTGTATCTAACAGTGACGCAGCCGTACCCCATGTCCGGTCTTCAGTTTCTGAACTTTTCAAACACGAGTTCATCTGGATTGTACTGGACTCCAAATTACCTCCTGTCTACACGGTACACCGTAACGCCTGGGGGGTGTATTCAGTTTGCACGGACGGGATACTATGCGATTCGGGCCGGGTTCAATCTTACGTCCGGGTCTATACAGTTTATTGGGTACGGAACGGGAACGGTGGATGGTGCTCCCGTCGCAGGACCGACTTTCACGGGGTCCTATAATTTCACGGTGTCCCCGGACCCGTCTTCGCCGGCCGTCATCCCCATCATCGTGACGAGCACGACGGCGTACTATTACTTTTATGCACAAAGCACGGGGTCCACGGCGTATCCCGGAACGTACTTTTCTATAGGACCCGTGAATGAAACGTACCAACTGAACAAGGACATTTCTCTATCTGGGAACATCGATAGAAGGGTTTTATTCTATAGTAACGTTGGACCAACGTCACAGTACCTCGTGACACTGAACCCAGATTCTTCATTCACATTTACATCCAACGCACAATACGTGATTTCAGGGTCTCTCAGCTTGTCGAATACAGCGACCGAGACGGAAAAGTACGTGACGAATGTTTCTTTGTGGTCCCAGTCCCCGTCGACCCGTGTATACAGTTACGACATGACGCTCCAGGGCCGAAACCCGACATATGCCTTTTCCTTACCCCTTGTCGCCTCGAACCTCACATCGTACTATTTGACAGTCTCTTCGTCGGTCGGACCGTTTACAAATATAGTGTCAAATTCATTCGTGACTATCCAAGAGGTCGGTCTGACACCTTCCGACGGACCAACGTATTCTCTGCCCCAAAACGGAATCATATTTCGACCAAAGAATAACAACACGGTCCTACCAGCAACACTCAATTTTAGAACACAATTCAGCAACACATCCAACTCGACTATGATTTACACAAGTGCAAACGGGTCTTTGGTCTTTGCAAATGCCATGTCATATATGATGACTGGTGTTTTGTCATCTTCGAACCTTGTCACATCAATTTCAATCTCAAATTCACAGACGGGGTACAGTCAGAGTTTTGGTCTCAATCTCGGTATCGCACCACCATACACAATCTCAATTCCTTTTAACATTACAAATAATGCCCTGTCATACTCTGTGACTTTACAGACGAATCTTCCAAACTCGAACCTCTTGACGGGGTCATTTTTCGCCGTGTATCCTTTAACATCGAACGAGTTTAGTAACCCTTTACTCACAAACTACTCGTACTATGACTCGGTAGGTACGTACCTTATTGAAAATGCGGACCTCAAGATTGGCGGTCAGACAATTCAGAGTATTACCGGAGAATACATTGAGATATGGAACGAGTTGAATATTCCATACGAGAACCAGCCGGGCCTTCAGCTTTTGACTGGAAAATACGATACACAGACGAGTGTTGGTCCGCCAGGTCGAACGTACTATGTCAATTTACCCTTTTACTTTTACGGATTTCCTGAACTGTCCATTCCTATTTGTGCGCTTGACAGACAAGATGTAGAGGTTTGGGTCACGTTTCGAAACTTTTCAAACTTGACATCGTTTACAATCACAAACCCGACACTCCAAGCAACTATTATTACCGAATATGCGTACCTGTCCAATCCTGAAATCGTTTGGTTTCAGAGCCACCAGATTGACTATGTCATTACACAAACACAATACGACCAGTTTGATCTTCAGACGGGATTCACATCAGCCGTGTTTGAACTCTTCTTTAAAAATGCCGTCAAGGAACTCTTTTTTGTTATTCAAGCCGTCGGGAATTTGCCGTATGACTATGCAAATAACGGGCTCGCATCGCTCGGTCTGACGTTTAACGGGGAAGATGCCTTTTTGACTCGCGTCACGGACACGGCCTATGTGGGATCCATCGAACCGTTTAACCATCACGTAAACTTCTTTTCCAAGGCACCCGGGTCTTCACAATTTGGTCGTCAATTCTTCATGTACGTCTTTTCAACAAATCCCAACTCGGCGAACCCATCAGGGTCTGTAAACTTTTCGAGAATTCGACAAGTTCTTCTGGAACTTAATGTGACTGGAACATATTTACCCGCAAAGCAGTTTCGGATACTTGCAACGTCTCAGAACGTTCTTCGGGTCGAGAATGGACTTGCGGGGATCATGTTCAACTAGGGGCGGACCCCTTTAGGGGTCCTTGCTCCCCTGGTTGTGCTGCCCGTCAGGGGTCCTAAAAGGTCCCAAAAGGTTTTTCAAAGGGGTCCCAAAAGGTTTTTCAAAGGGCGCCCTTCGGGCGCAAATAAATCCTGCGGATTTATAAGTATGGCCGGTCGTGCCAGTTTGTCGTTTTTGGGTCAAGAGGATATTTCCCTGAGCGGTGATCCCCAAGTCACGTATTTCATTGAGCGTTACGCAGGTCAGACCCAGTTTGCCCAACGAGTCGATCAGGTTATATTCGATGAGCAAAGTGTCACATTTGGGTCTGAGAATCACAGAATTCTTCCCCGAAACGGTGACTTGATCACAAACATGTACATGCTTGTCCAGTTCCCACAAATTCCAAACGTTTCAGTTCTCGATTCGGTCGGGACACTTATGTTCCAATACGTCGAATTGTATATAGGATCTGAATTGGTTGAGCGTCTCTACGGGGAACACATTGAAATGATGTACGACTTGACAATTCCAAAGGGGAAACAACCTGGTTTGACCTTTCTGACTGGAAAGACACTCCAGTACCAAAACGTGCCCCTGGGGTCGTACTACGTTCCTTTGCCCTTTTCGCTTTTTGATAAAGGTCTTCCTTTGTGTGCTTTCAAGGATGACGTGACGTTTCGTATCGTCTGGAACCCGTCAACTTTTTTCACGGTTCCTCCGACCCTGTATAACGGAACATTCACGGCAACACTCAGTATCGAATATACGTACATTTCAGAGGCGGAAATCAAATTTATCCAAGGGAACGGACAGGGCCCTGGACTCGGGGGCCCTCAAGGCCCGAGTCAAAGTGAGCCCGGAGGGCTCACTTCCCCGACTCCCCGCATCTTCGAACAAGTTCAGAGGAACGAGTTTTTCATTCCTCAGGGCGTTTCAAATGTTCAGTGTTCCCTGAATTTTTACAACCCAGTCAAGGAACTCTTTTTCGTACTTCAACAAGACTCTGCGCGTGGGTATGATTATAGCAACACAGCAACAGCCTCCGCCTCATCAAACACGATAGGAACGACCGATCTCTTGAATAAACTCCAATTGAATTTTAATACGACCGACCGTATAGAACCTACGGTCGGAACTCCTCAGTTTCTTCGTATCATTCAGCCTCTGGAATTTCACACACGTGTTCCAGACCGACTCTTTTACATGTATTCCTTTTCACTCGACCCTGAAGGCGATTCCCCCTCGGGGTCCGTGAATCTGTCTCGAATTAAGAACCAAATTTTGTACATTTCACTGAACCCAACACCAACAAACGTCAATGTTCGAATATATGCCATATCATACAACTTTTTGGAACAGGGGAAGGTTGTGTTTTCCAACTTTTTCTAGTCCAAGTCCGCAGGACTTGTCCCCCCGGCCAAGTCCGAAGGACTTGTTTTACCAGCGTTTCTTCCCGGCCACTTAGAGACCTGGCGCTCTTGTTTCGTAATGATGAAGACAGGAGACGGTGAAATGGATACTTCCCAGATCGAGAGTGCCGCCATGGACCTCTTTTTGCCAGTCTTGGAATCAGCAACCGTTTTGGCCGCACACTATACAAAGGCGTGTGGCCGAAACTGCGTAACAGCCCAGGACATGAGTTACGGTCTCATGTATGCAGCCCGAAACGTCACGGGAAAACACGTTGGGTCCCTGTATCCTGAAATTTATGAAAACGAATCGGAGTCGGACGAGTCACGCAGTGACTCGGACTCTGAAGGGTCCGACTCGTCCGAGTCCGAGTGGACCAAGTACGAGGGTACAGAAGATGATATGGCTGTCAAAATGAATCATTGTGTCGAGACATGGGGCTCATGGACACCTACAAACCCAACAGAACGCGCGCTGAAAAACGCCGTTGACAAAAACTCCTTTTTTGGTAGTGAGGAATGAAGTATTGGTTCGTCGCCCCTGAAGAGGAGGACGACGAAGAAGAAATAAAGTACTCGAATATCCTCGAAGAAGAGGACTTTGAAGAAGACCAACAGCCAGAAGGGTTTGAGGGCCCACAAAAAGGGTCGAACCTTGAAGAG